CATAACTGGCTGACACAAAATGTGCATAGCCTTTTTTTATCAAATCCATACAATGCACATCATCTGAGTACCAATTCAGAGGGGGAAACTTTTCCTCCGAAAAAGCATCACTTGATATCCATGCAAAGATTGGGCTGACCACTTGGCTCATTCTGATGTAGTTTTCAGACGGGAATTTATAGCCACTGAGCTTCTCACCCTCTTTGCTAATTCGCACATTCTGGATAGGCCGTGCCGCATCGCACCTTGCCGCCACCCAGCCAGGCTTGACACTGTTCATGCTTTTCACGATCTGAACATCTTCCATCAGCACTTTTACGCTGGTGGGAGTCAGCACAATGTCGTCATTGGCCACAATGCATGATGACCAGTCCTTGAGCGCTGCCTCAATCACCTCGTTATAGTCCTCACCAAAGTTCCTTGGTTGGCCATAGATTTTGTAATCCGCATCAAAATGCTCAATGACAGACTCTGGGCCTCTCAAGTAAACCGGACACTCTGGCGCGTATTGCTTGATCGACTCTAGCAATACGGCCAGACCATGGCCTCTCACAGTGGCAATGACAATTGGACAAATCATTTCTTCGCCTTGTTTCTTGCAGATATTGCAGCCGCCTTTGCCTTGGCATCAGCCTTGGAGCTTGCACCCCATGCCTTCAATGACAGCAGCAGCCTGGTCGGCTCGCCACCCTTCATCTCAGGACCAGGCATATTGCCCATGCGCGCCAAGAATGATGCGCGCCTTGGGTTATCGCCAGACTTGACTGGCGCTTTAAGGTCCATGCCAGCGGCCTTTGCACTGGCACGGCCCTTGGCATTTAAGCCGCCAGAGGGTGACTTGCCCTCTTTACGCTGCCAAGCCGGTGTCTTCATTTCTTTGGCTTCTTTGCAGTCTTGGCCGCGGCTTTGAAGTCAGCAGCTGATGGCGCGCCTTTAGCACCAGGCTTGCGCATCTTCTCTTTGCTGCCTGCTTTTATCCGTTCCTGTTTTGCGTTGATATTGGCATAAAGTCCGGGTTTCATAATTCAATCCTTTCCATGTAAATTGATAGTTATTAAAGAATCAGCTGATTCGTCTTGCATATCGCCAGCGTTTTGACCATCTTGACCATCGCCTTCGCCCGTATTGGGACCACCGACCACCCATGCGTCACAAGTCCGGCTGGCTGCGCATTTAAAATCAAAGATTTCGCAGTAACCCAGATCGGCCAACTTAATTGTTCCCCATGGATCAGCTTCCATGCCAATACCATTTGCAATGCACTGTTTGATCATGTCAGACACATTGAATGCCGCGCAGTTACCGCATCGGCTTTTCTTGGCATCATTGATCGTTACATCCCAAGTGTCTGCTTTCTTTTGCCAGTAGGCTGTATTAGGCAGCGCTGGATTCTCAGGACCATAAGCCGCAGTCGTAATCGCCTTGGCGCGGTTTTTCAAGTTCAGCGTGACATCTTGCGTGGGCATAGGGCATGACTGCTCTTGTCCCTGCTGGGCCATGCCAGATTTGTTGTCCATGACCTGGCGCATGGTGCGTTGCATGGTGGCCATTATTTCATCCCCTTTTTGGGTTTCTGCTTGATCTTGGCCTCAGACAATGCAATGGCAATTGCTTGCTGTGGATTCTTCACCACCTTGCCAGTGCCACCGCTGTGGAGCTTGCCGGCTTTGTACTCACCCATCACCTTGCCGACCTTCTTTTGCGCTTTAGTCATCATCTTCATAGGTTTCCCCCATTGGTTTGTCAATACCCGAATTATGCAACCCTGACTAGGTTTCTGCGCAGGGGTTGGCTCCACTTGTTTGAGCCAGTGCTGCCGTACATCCCCGCCATTGCATCAGACGCAAACGTCAGGACAAAGGCATCGGCCTTGTCTGGGCTTGGTAATCCTCTGCGCTTTATCTCGTCTTTCCCCTCAATGGCGATCTTGCCGTTACTGGTAAATGAGTACCGCACTGTGGCCAGTTCAGCAATCAAGACCTCATCCTTTGGCATCTTGCAATCTCTGGCCTCAAGCCATGCCCTTGCTTTGTACCAAAGCTCTGCCTTCAGATTCCTGTAAGTCCCACCCATCGCGGGGCTTTCACTCACATTGATGCCTCTGGCCGGCAGGCCCAGCTCCCGCAGCCGGTCCACCACCCCAGCCCCAAGGCCAATGCTATCCACCAAAATCTCTTTTGGCTGCTGGCTGGGTGGCAGCGCCTGGTACTCAGCCACCACCGCGCCAGTCAGTTGCATCAGGTCCAAATTTTTCCATGTCCGGATATTCTCTGTGACCGCATTCCCTTGGCGCTTGCACAGCGCTGACCTATCTGAGCCAAACCGCGCCACATCCAAGCCCCAGAGCATGGGCGCGTAATCACTTGGCGCCACATCCCGATTCACCGCGCTTTCAAGTAGGTCCATGGCAATCACAGTGTCGTCATCCCCCTTGGGGAATTCACCGATCACCCTGATCCGGTAGACGTTGCTTTCTTCGCCATAGCGCATGGCCATCTCTTTGACGTACTCATCACTGACCCTTGGCGAGTCAGTACACGCCACTTGAAACGTGGTCCACTCATCTGCCAGGCGCGTGTGGGTATCATAGAAAAACCCACTAGACCTCACCGGATTCCCCAAAAGCAGCGTCACCGCGTTATGCCCCGACATCGAGCCAGCTGCCGCCTCGAACACTTGCTCTGGCACACCACTGGCCTCATCGGCCACCAGCATGACATTCTCTGAGTGAATCCCTTGGAGCGCCTCTGGCTGCTCGGCCCGTGATGTCCTGGCCGAAATAAACATTTCAGTCGGTGCAGCATTGAATTCAATCCTCTCTTGCTTGACAGTCAATAACCCCTGCAAGGGCAAAGGCATCGCATTGATCCACCTCTTCAGCTCCGCAAACATCGCGTCATACAGCTGAGAGCTTGTTGGTGCAGTCACCACCACCTTGACCGGACTCCTGGTCATAAAGTACCAGAGCATGGCCCAGCTGCTTGCCGTACTTTTCCCCACCCCGTGGCCAGACCTAACCGATATCTTCCGATCCCCACGCGCAATCGCACCAAGAAACTTCACTTGCCATGGGTCAGGGTCAACACCTAAAACCTCCCGCACAAATAGCACGGGGTCAGGCTGATACCGGTCCACCCACTGGGCAAAGACGTTTTCTTTCACAAACCCCTCACTTGCTTTAAGTTCCGACCCGTGATCCTATCGGTCCAGCATGATGCACACAACCACCTGGTCGCACTCATCTCAACCCCACCCTCTGGCGGCTTCTCAATCAGACAAGTATTACATTTCTGTAATTTATGACCATGGCAACTACCATTTAGTCGCACTGGGTTATTCACAAAATTACTTTTCACTGGATTCTCTGTACTTCATTATCTTTGTGGATTAACCATTTATTACCTAAATGCCTTAATGCTTTGACATATTGCAGTTGATTATGTCTATTAGTGCTACGCGGCACATAATCAACATTGAATAACTGTCTCACTTTAATCAGCAATGTGGTGTTCATACAATCCCCACAATCTTGTCTTTATCAACCCATGCGTGCCAGGTCGCCAATCCGTCTTGTCCCATCAAAGTGCAGAACACCTTCCCGTCTTTTTCCTCATCAGTGTCGATCACAATCCACTCATGGCCGTTAATGATCACTGTCGCTAGCTTAGATTTCATTCGGTTACTCCGTTGTTTGTGAAGTTGACATTTTTGCACAATTTGACTTAGTTGTTACTTTTTTAAAAAATTTTTTTTGTAGGTGTTTAGTGCCGCCACAGTCGCCCCCGCCAAGCCGGCCACGAAGGGGGTCGCGGCCACCGACCGCCAGCCGGCCACCACCGACTTATCCACGGATTTTGGCCAACTTTATCCACAGATTCCTGTGCATAAGTAGGCTTGTAATACTTTGATGCACTTAATTCTGTGGATAACGACTTATCCACTTAACATAATGGTCATTGTATAAAGCGACTGAATCATTTGGTATTCGTTTCTGCTGAATCGTCTATCAGCACGACAGATCGCTTGCGCAGTGCATCAAGAGCCATGCTTCCAAGGTCGATATTGACCAGGGGCTGCTGCTTGTCACCATACTCATCTGGCGCCTGCTTGGCGGCCAGCCAGCGCCTTGTGTCCACTCTCAGCTTGGCCACCTGTGCCTCTTGAGGGCTTGCGTTGTCTGCTATTTCCAGCGTCTGCTCTGCTAAACTTCTCCCACCTCGCGTACGTGCGCGCGCGAGGAGCGCTCCGCGCTTGGCATCTTTTTCGATCCATTTGTAGAAACCACCGATGCTTATGTCCAAAGACTTAATCACTGAATCGATGGTCTTACCTGATGAGATATGGTCAAAGAGCATAGCCTCACCGCCAAAGGCGTGAATTTTCTTATTGATCCCAGACATCTCTTTGCGCTCGATGTTGGCAAGTTCTTTCTGATTCATCTGCCTGGCAACAATGTTGTCTGCCAGCTCACTTAGCGTTTGTGCTTTTGCCATTCAAATAATCCTCAATGATTTTGATTGCATCTGGCGCTGATCGTGAGACCAGGCACAGATATCCTTTTGCGTTTAACTGCAAAGCCACAGAGCTTTGTTTGCTTGATACCACTCCGGCCTTGGTCTTCATCTCAATGAAAAGCCCGTGAAAGCCATTTTTAGGCTCCAAGACGCACAGATCAGGCATCCCTGCTAAAACCCCTTCAGAATGCAATCTGACGCGCTCTGAGGCCGTTCTATCGCCTCCATTGGGTATTGCCGCAATGATGCAGTCTGGATAAAACGCACGAATGTGTTGCACCACTTTGACCTGGTCAATGTGTTCAATGCTTTTGCGCTTGCGCTTTATGTCAACCACCATGACTCGGATTCTACTGCCGTGGCTTTGGTTTGAAACAAATGACATCGGTGTTTGACATCGGTTGGGAATGCAGCCAGTCCCGTTTGGCTGCACTGGTGTTCGGACCATGTGATGGTTGCCCATCCACCTTTGATCTTTGCTTGGTCAAACATCCACTGCAATGGCTTTGAGTTGACCTTTCGGTGTCGCTCCATCTGTTCGGCTGGCATTGACTGCTTCATGTCCACTTCTACCGCTTTACTGCACTGGTGGCAGAAAACGCGCTCATCTTCGACCAATTTATCGTTCTGTGGATAACCTGTGGATAACTGTGTAACTTCTTGTCCCATGCAAAACCTCCAAAAAAGGTCAAAAGTAAACCGGTATGGGTTAAGGAAATCTACCGGTTTACCTGTTTACTTTTCACTATCCCAAAACTGACCAGATTGGCCTGTGGATAAGTGGGTCTACGACCCCCACTTATACCAACAGACCTGCCATTATCTAAACCGGTATACCGCTTTACTACCGGTTTACTACCGGTTTACCGGTTTACTTTATTTGAACCCACCCGCTTGATGATTGGTCCAATGCAAAGCGCTGGAATATAGCCGCGCTGACGGCCTTTCTTGCATAGCTTTGGTCGGCCATTGGCACGGCCTGATAGATGTCAGCCCACTCCAGCTGGTGCATCTGTGCCATCTCTTTTGGCACTGATGGGCGGCCAGAGCCTCTGCGCATAATGACCGCGCCTTTGGCGTTGATGATGGACTGGACAAAGTTGCAGGCAGCATCTGCGGCATCTTGGACTTGTTGCTGCTTCTTATCGTTCTGCCGGTCGTTGGCTGCCTGCCTTCGGTCATCTTCCGATGACATGGCTGGCACGACCAGCAGCACCATCTGCTCTTGGATATCCCCGTCTTCATCCAGCACTGTGTCGGCAAAGATATCACTTTGGAATTTTATTTCTCTGAAGTTGGGCTGGTAACGGGTCTTAACCAGACGCATATATCGGGTCTTGGTCTCATCTTCAAACAGAATGCCAGTCAGAGTTGCATCACCTGTGAATGCAGAAGCGCCACGGGCTGTGGCATCTGAGTCTGACTTGGATATGGTCTTGTTGGTGTGGGTAATGATGCAGACTGGTGTGTCCAGTTGGATGTAAATGGTCTGCTTTAGTGCTGCAATATATGCACCCACTTCTGAGTTGTCATTCTCATTATCAATATCCATTGTGGCGTTGGCTGTATCTAATACCAATAATGGCCGGACATTATCTATTGTGTGGTGAATCACATTATGTGCAAGCATCAATAAATCTTTCACATTAGACCGCTTGGCATCAATGATGACAAACCACTGGGACAATGATTCAGCACTAATCCCATAATGCCGCGCATAGCCTGTCAGAGTTCTTTCGACTTGGTCCGAGTCTTCAGTCACGATAATTGTTTTTCTTTTCTTAGTGGCAGTGAGTTCACAATCTTTGGCCTGTAAGCCTGCCATGACCATGCAAAGACTTATGACTGCTGTGGTCTTTCCTATGCCAGGCTGACCAGCCAGCACCATAAATGAATGCGCCCAGAAACCTTTGACCATGTAGCGAATAGGCTTGATCTGGCCAATGGTCAATATGCGCTCTGGCCAGCCTTTAATCTCTTTTTGCGCTTCAGTTTGCGCTTCAGTTTGCGCTTCAGCTTGGCCAATCACAGCTGCAAAGTCTTCAACCGCTGACTTGCGCTCGGTCTGCTTGGTTGGGGCTTCCCAGCCACAGTCCTTGGCGTGTTTAAAGAGTGTGCCAATGCCAACACCTTTGCCCTGGTGAAAGCTCTTCCAGTGGACTTCAATGTCTTTTGTGCCTTCGTATTTAGTCCCGCCTTGGGACCATGTATCCCATAAGTTACAGCCTTGTTCCCCAAATTCTGAGTGCAAAGCCTGACCGATCTCAATCCACTGGTCGTAGTCACAGTCTGGGCTAATGTGCTGCAAAGCCTGCGCAGCCTTGGCCATTTCATCTGGCGCGCCTTTGGACATCATTTGAGTGAAATCAAATCTTTCATTTGAAAGATTTTGCTTCGGTTCTTGCAATTGATGCTGCTCGATGATGCCCCAGTCCATTAACAATTCATGCAAATTGACGGCCTCTTGGAATTCACCAGCCACAGATTTGCCACTAAGTAGGACTGACTTTCCGGCACTGTTTGGTAGGCCAAATACTTCTAGTTCTTGACCGCCACCAAGTTTGTACTTAGGCAGCACCTGGTCAGATTCTTTGGGTGGTTGTACCCATAAGAACACATGGCGGCCACGGCCACTGACTGACACTTCGGTCAGCATCTGCTTTTGTTTCACATACTTAGCCATGCGCTGGATGGCCACATTGGTTGGGCCTGATGCGTGCTTCATGTCCACATCAAGGCAAACCAGATAGTTCCCTGATGCGCTGATGATGGGGCGCTGCTGCACTAGGCCAAGGTACTGGCCATGTGGGGCCTCTTCCATGGTCCAAACGTCTTCAGCGTTGTAGAGATCGGCTGGGTCTGTATCCCGTGCCACACCTTGGCCAGATCGCTTGTAGGGGATTTTTTTAGAGCCTTGCAGGGCAAAGGTACAGAACACGGCATCGGGGGCCACAGCGCCTATTTTGCAGGCGACAGACTGGGACTGAGAGAACGTGTCGTTTTGGGGTGTTTCAGTTATGATTGGCACTGAAATTCCTTTTGTTGGGGGTTTCATTTGTTAGTTGCCATGAGAGTTGACCTTTTGACCTGGCAGTGTTAACGCGCTGTCAGGTCTTTTCTTTTGGCAGGGATGTGAATTCTATTCCTTCGCCTTTTCTTTGACTAGGGATGGGGCAGCCACCTTCTCACCGACTAGGTCTTCGCTGACTTCGACACCGAGTTTTAAGACGGCACTGGGGGACTTCAGCTCCCAGGCTATGGGCGTGTCTTTGAATGCTTCCATGACCAGCGCCTCATCTTTCCAGAATTTTGTTTTGCGGCCTGCACGCATGGTCCAGCCGGAAATGGCCGCACCATTGGTCAATTGGTCTTTGGCGGCAGCCTGCACTGCATCGGCCCATGCGGCCACCAAAGCCGCGTTGTCTAGCATCTCTGGGGTGACAGTCGTATCAGGCTTGAAATCGATCCTAGCGGTCTCTTGGACCTTCTCACGCATACTGGGGCAGATGGTCTTGGCCTTGCAGTACCGGCAGGCATCTGGGCTTGGGTTGGTAGGTGCATCGCCTGAGAGCGCCAGCTCGGCTGCCGACTGCAAGCGCCTGCCATGCAGCTCTAAGTAGTTCCCAGACACTGTCCACTTGCTATGGCCAACACGGGGCTGGAATATGTGCATGGTGCATTCAATGGTGTTTGGCGCTTTGAATTGCCTCATGGCGCCAAGTGCATAGGTCAGCAGCTGCTTGTTATCTTGGGCATCCACAGCCACTCGGCCAGTCTTGAGATCAATGACATGAAGATGATTGCCATCGACCAGGACTGCGTCAGCCGTGCCACCAAGTGCTGGGTGCAGAGACTTTAGACCCTCATCGAGATTGACCTCGATCAGCTTCTTTCTGGGATTCTCGACCAGGTTGTTGACAAAGTCGGCATAGCTTTGGGCCATTGATAGATGGTCAGGGTCAGTGCCAGTGGGTATCTGACCACCGCGCAGAATGATCTCAGACAGCTCATGGATGGCTGTGCCAATGGCCGCGGCCTCGCCTGCTGGCTCCCATGGCATGAGGGATTCAAGCCGGTATGAGCCTGGGCATTGCATGAATCTGTCTGTGCGGGATGCTGACAGTCGGGCGTGTTTTCGGGTTTCGTGTTGCATGGTTTCTCCTGGTTAAATGATTTGATTGACAACATTGAGCTTCTTTAAGACCTTGGCCAGCACATTGTGGTCTAGACTTGCTTTGATGGTCAAAATGTAGATGACGGGTGGAATGCCTGACTTGTTGATGTTTTCCACACGGCTTGATGCCTGCTCCAGTGCTGATGTGGACCAAGTGCATTCGACAAAGACAATCGTGTCGGCAGCGGATAGGTCCACACCCTCAGACATGGCGGCAATGTTGCCAATGATGCATTTGGTCTGGCCAGACTGAAAGTCTGCAATGGCCTTGTCGCGCTTGACCCGTGACGTTTCGCCCGTGATGACCACTGGTTTATGGACAAATAAGAATTTCTCCAGCTCGGCCACTACATCCTTGTGGTGCGCAAACACCACTACCGGCTCATTAGCCTGGAGCAAGTCATCGATGAATTCACTGGCAGCCTTCACTTTGCGCATACCGGCTTCCCGCATGATCTCGGCCAAGCCGTCAAAGACCAGCAAGGCATTGGGGTTTGCCATCAAGGCATCGGCATCAAAGGCTTGCTCGCGCTTGTCATTTGGCAGATCAAAAGTGATCAGACTGACCTGTGGGTCTTTGTAGTCTTTGAAGATGTTTTCTTTTTTGCGTCTCAGGACATGGGGCTTCATCAGCTCTTTGAGTTCAACCAGGTTAGACGCGCCACTGGTGTCCAATCCCCAAGGTGCATTCCAGAGCTTTGCGTATCTGGCCGCAAAGTCAAACCAACCGCCTCTGTAGATGCCAAGGCCGTGCAGAATAGGCCACAGTTCAATCGGCCTGTTTGGGATGGGTGTCCCAGACAATGCATAGACATGGCCCACTTTCTTCATGGCCAGCATTGCTGCCTTGGTCCTTTGGGCCTTTGGATTCTTAATCCTGTGGCACTCATCGAGAACTAGGGTGTTATATCTGTCAACGTGTGTTACACCATACTGCAAAACATCGTAGTTAATGATGGTTACATCTGCGCTATTTACCTCTGAAGCCTCACGTTTCCCATTGACCACATGGACTGAGACGTTGGGGGCCAGCCGAGCAAAGGCAGACTCCCAAACTGTCTTAGCAATGGCTGGGCAAACGATAAGGGCTGGTAGGTTTTCAAGTGCAGCAGCTGCTGTGGGTAGCGTCTTGCCAACACGGGGCTGGTCGGCCAGTATGGCCCTTCGCCTAGACAGCAAGAAAAGCTTGGCCTCTTGCTGATGGGGGAATAACTGCATGATCGTTTCCTCGTTTTAAGTTGTTGCGATCATATCTGCATTTGTGCTAAAGTGCAATTTCTGTTTGACGACAGAAACGTAAAAACCTAAACCCTTAAAAGGAAAAAACCATGACCAGAGTCGTAACCGGCAAAGTTCGTTTCTCATACTTCTCAGCTTTAACTGCTCGCAAGAATGAGATGAACGGCAAAGAAGAGTTCTCAACGCAAGTGCTTGTCCCAAAGACAGACCTTGACACTGTGAACCAATTGAAAGCGGCAGCCAAGGCCGCATTGACCGCCAAGTTCGGGGACAAAATCCCAAAGACTGTGCGTAACCCCTTGCGTGATGGCGATACAGAAGTCAAATCCGATGGCGGCCCACTGGGTCCAGAGTATGCTGGCCATTATTTCTTCAACACCAAGTCAACCAACAAGCCTGGTGCAGTGGATGCCCATGGCCATGACATCTTAGGCAGCCAAGACATTGTCTCTGGCGACTTTGGCCGCGTTTCTTTGAATGCCTATGCTTATGACCAGGCAGGCAATAAGGGCGTGTCGTATGGCTTGAACAACATCATGCTTTTGGCCAAGGGTGACTCGCTGGGTGGTGCAAAGCCATCGGCTGCCAGTGACTTTGGCGTGGTGGCCGACAAGGCCGCGCAAGCTGCTGCACCTTCAATCGACAACGACTGGTGATTTGTCGATCAGTTTGTTGAGTGCCAAGTGCAATTGATTGACTGATGTCCACAGAGGCTCCACAGTTCCAGACAGCCACCGGCTGACTTGGGACTGCTGGATGCCAGCCTCATCGCACACCGCAGACATGGTTATCTTGTGAGCCTTGG